TTATCCCGGCACATGCCGTATAGGCCGTGGGCCGAGGTGTCGCCCTTGATCCAATGCATAGTGTCGCTGATATAATGGACGATCAGACCGGAGCAATCAAAAGCATATAGGGGGCGTTTGGCGGCGCCGCGGAAGAACTTAACAGCCCTGTCGTAATTGCGGGTGCTGGTCTCCCTGCGTCTGATCCATGTCTCGGGGTCGTCCATGGTGTCCACGCGCTGTCCCTGCGCTCCCCATACATACATATCGCCTACGTGGGATTCCAGGTAGGCGATAAAACCGTCTATTCTGCTCATCTGCGTTTACCTGCTACCGCAAGGCCGAACCCTATCAGGGCTATGGATACCGCATATGCGAGGACGGAGGCGCCGCCAGTCTTGGGTATCACCACGGGATTTTTTGCAATGGGCTGTTCGGCGGGCTGTGCGGTGTTAAAATAGTAGGTTTTGCTTACAGTCCTGTTTTTCTGCATGGCGTTGTAGAGTTCTTCGGCCGTGGTGGCGTTTTCGTATGCCATGTCCTTGACGGTTATACGGAGGGCGGCGGGCTGGTCGGTAACTATGCCGCTCAGGTAATATGTGCCAGCCTCCAATCTCAGGTCGTTCGCGTCCAGCTTTACCCCGTCCAGCTCCACAATAAGCTCCATATCGGTCAGGTCGTAAAACCGGGGTATGCCCAGGTCAACCTTGAGCAAAAATAGCTCATTATTGACGTAGGTTTTGGATACCGCCTTGCCGGTCTGGTAGTCCAGCGCGGTTATATCCAGAGTTACGGGGTCTGCGGCGTAGGCTATGGTGCAAAGGCACAGCATGAGCATAACCGCGAGGATACAAGTGAGTTTTTTCATGGTAGTTTTCCTTTCTTTAAAGTTCTATTTCTTCGATCGCCGCGCGAACCTTCAGGCAATGGAGGTAATTCCCCATATGCCGTTTCTGCTCGGTGAGCAGCTCAAGGGGACAGCTTGGCGTGAAGTTCAGCTTCTTTGCCTCATAGAGACAACACATTTTGTCGAGCTTGTCATAGCGGTTTTTTGTCTGATAATACTCAGCTCTAAAGCGCTCCTTATAGTCGGTGCTGTTCATAAGTTCGATGGTGTCTTTAAGTTCCATAATGTTTTCCTTTCTTTGTTTTTGATTATGAAAAAAGAGCCGTGCGGCTCCTTATTCCGTGTATTCGCTCCATTTGGAGCTGCCTGTCTTGGGCCTATACACCGCGGATTTGATATGCTGGGAAATACACCTCCAAGATTTGCCTTCATGGGTGACTATGGTATCCTCTGTTATCACCGTGCCGTCCTCGATATCGCTCCACGCCGGATAACTGACCTGCGGCATCTCCCAGTAAACGCCTAAATTGGCCGTGTCTGTGGGGTCTTTGCCACGGCTGTATCGCAGTGCCACATACCCGCCCTCCACGGTATCACCGACGGTATAGCGGGCTTCGGCGTTCCACGGTGCGCCTTGGGAGGGCGGGCTTATGAGGCTTTGCCTGGCAGCCGCAATGAGGCCGTCCAATTCGCTGTGTGCCTCCGCAATGAGCGCCGCCCCGGAGAATTCCTCTACCGTTACAGCCTCCAGCCCGGGCAAGCCGCCCCGCCCATTCAAGGCGTATATGTTGCCTCCGTTTACGACAATGCCCTGAGCTTCATGCTCAGGGCAGGTGATGTACACTCCGTTTTCTTGCAGCCGTACATAAACGGCGCCGTCCTCGGTGCTGAGGATAGCGCCTCCCTTTTTTATGCGGTACATTTCATTCCTCCCTTTGTATGAATAGTTCTGAATACAGCGCATCCATGCTTTTAAGCGTCCTGTATGCGTCAAAGCGTTTTGCGTAGCCGCGCCACGACTGATACGATGTTGCTACGTCCTCCATCGCCATCTTGCCCCTGTCTACCCATTCCCGGAATTTTTTAAGTTTGCGGCGCATCCTTGCGACGGAGCCGGGATCTATTTTTCGCACCACTTTCCCACTGTCCGTCAGGAAAAAACGGGTCTTAAGGAAGGTGAAGCCCCGGCTGAGCTTCACTATGCGCGTTTTTGTCGGGTGCAGCGCTATGCCGAGGGCGGCGCACCGCTCATGTATGTCCTCCATGCAGCGGCGCAGATACTCTTTGCTCTCATGGAGAAGGTATCCGTCAT